CCCTTCCCACAGGTCCAACTGGACCTCCAACCTCTCTACGGACGACGAATCAAGCGAAAGCCTGTATCGCCCGTCATCGAGCCCGGAGTTACGCGGCAGGACCGCATAACCGCGGCGTGATAAACGCCGTTCGTACTTGAAAGACTCAAGTACTCCGAGATCGAACCCCAAATCGCTGGGGCGCAGACACCACCTAGAGCGTAGCTTCGAAACTACGAAGGCGCGCTCCCACAACGGACCGGCCGCACGACAAACCGCGGCCTGGTGGATATGACCCTGGAGGTCAGAACCACCACCACCCCTCCTGAGGTGCTTCACCTCCTTCCATCTCCCCCGTGAATCCCTAAGGAAACACGTAGAGTTGATCTCCGCGACGGACCGAAATCGGCCAGTCTTGGACTCATTAATGATCGCCCAGTCAGGGTAATCAGAATTGAGGACGGGGAGAGGGCTGCTTATAAGGCAGTCATCCCCGTTGATCAATATCCCCGCTTCAGTAGTACGGGTGGCCCATCGCGCGGCCACGTAAGACTGAAGGCAAAGGAGAGGGAAGGAAAGGTAAGTGCCCATCATCTGACCGTGACTGACCTCGAGGTCACCCACGGAAGGACGGAGGGACTCCACAGCCTCCTGGCGCACAAGACCAGGAACCTTCTCGCAGCGCGACAGGATCGCGCTAAGGATAGTATCGGCGACGTCCAATCTGAGATTGTCCGAAGCCCCTACTAGATCGATAGACGTCTGCCATTCAAAACGACAGGTCACATCGATCCTGGACGCAGTCGGCGGGCCGACAAGCATCCAGTCCTTTCTTCCCAAGTATGAGTAGAGGCACTCATGCAAGGGTCCCAGGGTGTCCCAACGGTAAGTTGGAATACCCATAGGCCTCAATTTCCCAGCGGAAGGCACATCCTTGTAACGGAGACGCCAACCGCCAGCCCCCTTGGGAAGGGGACCGCCCGCCCGAACCCTGGCCTGGAACGCCTTATAAGAAGACGAACTAGACCAGAACTCGGAAGAGAAGCCGCGGTCGTATCGGGACGACCGCTTGGGAAAGAAGCTATGACAGAAGTCAAAGTAGCGACTATCCCAACCCCAGGGGAGGACCTCCCGAACAATCTTGCGCGCAAAGGCAAGGTATTCGGGGGAAGAAGAGGAGGGAGAGGGATCGCAGGCCCTGGAAAACCAGGACGAGCGGACGGAGGGGGGGGAGTGATGGGAGCAAACGATGGAAGGGAGACCCTTCTTGATGGAACTGACGCTGTGCGCCAGCTCCCATCGTTGCCTGCGTCCCAGGCG